CGACGGTTCGATCCGAGAACGAATTGAACAGGTCATGGTTGATGCCCTTGACGGGGTAAAATCTGACAGCGTAGAACAAAAAGTAGAAACCGCCGCTATCGTGCAGCAATCAATTTTAAGCAACCGTAAAAAAACAAGAGAACTAACAAGAGAATCTATAGAACTTGTAGAGCCTTATCTCGATGAATTAAACGCTTTATTTAAGGATCGGGAAACAACCTATGAAACTTACAATAAAGCCTTGTTAGCTAACTTTCTAGGTAGTCCTCGACGGGTAGTTAAACTTAAAGATAAATCTTCTGTTGATTTCACCATACAAGACATTAATGATATGTCTCAATTTATGGTAGTAAAACTCTATCAAGACTATCTCTGGCAAGACATAACCCAGTGGCAAAACCCAGAAACTAAGAAACTGGAAGAAAAACCAGAATCAGAGCCAGCGGAGGATGACGAAAAAAACGAATAGATGACGCAATTAATGTACGGTTAGAGGCAATCGCTAACCCCATTAATTGGGAAGAAATCTATTACAAATGGTGTGCATGGGGATTATCTATCGAGGAGTGGGAAGATTGGCCAGACTGGTTAATCCTGAAAAAATATTCAGGGATTCAAAAAGTCAAATGTGAAGAAATTAATTCACTATCAGGTACGGTTAGTCAGATCGCTGCCATGGTTCACGCCTACCTAGTAGCACAATCTAAAGAAGGTTCTAAATCACAAAGTCTTAATCCTAGTGATTTTCTGCCTTACCAGTTTAAAGAAAATAAAAAATATTTTCTTGATCAAGAAACCGCTCAAATTCTGTTAGAAGCCATGAAAGCTGGACAAGTGCCAGTCTTCGCCACTCAGATAATAGTCGATTGCGGACTATACGACGAAATAATTCAATTAGTAGGGGAGAAAAGCTAATGTCTTTATCACTTGGTACTTTAGAAATCGGTCTAGGGCTAAATACAGCCCAATATGATAGCGGCATCAAATCGGCTAAAGACCAGCTTTCTTCCCTAGAGCGTCGTGTTACTAAACTTGGCACGACTCCACTAAAAATTAAAGTTAGCGTCGATGACCGTCAGCTTTATGGGCTAAACAGTCATTTACTTTTAAAAAGAGTTGACCTCAAGAAAACAGTTGATTTTTATAAAGCAAATCCTATTAAAGTATTTGCCGAAGATGCCGCATTAGTTTCTCTTAATCAAGAGTTGCGTGAATTAAAAAAAACCTCAGTAGAGATAGGAACACCTTCTAAAATTGTTGTTGAGCATCGGTTTTCTGGGTATCAAGATCGAGTAGAGAAAGCGATCGAGCGTCTGTCTGTCACCGTTCGCAACTCTAATCCCCGTGAAAACATTTTTCAAAAAGCATTTAATCTCACCGTAGGTAATGTAGTCGGGGGATTTTTTACGGGGGCGGGTCTTTATGGAGGTTTAAAAGCAGGCAAGGGAATCAACAAGACGATTGGAATTGATTTTGAGAGTCAAGGAGAAGCGATCGGTAAAACTGTTCGTCGCAATGTCAGGCAGTTTAACAATCTTCTCGATGCTGCTTTTCGAGATTTACTCGGTTTTCCCAAGGGATTAAAAAGCGCAAAACAGTTACTTCGTATCAATTACAGGACAATAACCGATACACTGTTTGATCCAGAAACATATCGGAAACTAGAGAATATTTTTGTTGAGTCACAACAATTTAGCCGCGCAAACGCCCAAAAACAACGCAAACGCTCAACAGAGCCAGAACCTGCTTATCCAATCGGGGATAAGTTAAAAGAAGCTTTTCCAAAAATTGCAATGGTAGCCGAGGAGAATCTTGCGCGATCACTAGGAGCGGCCGCACGAGTTGCAGTACAACCGCTAAGAATTCGCAAGCGAATACAACTTTCAGAATCAGCAATGGCGGCTAAAGAAATAGCAAAAATCCTACAACTCTCGCAAAAAGAACAAGATTTTATTAAATCCAGAAAGTCCATTACTCTTGTAACGGGGGGTGTTCAACCGAGCGAATCCCGTCCAGGCAAGCCCGAAGTACAAAGCACCTACGATCTTGCCGCTCAAATACAGGGTGTTTTTCCAGAGACAGCCGTTCTTGCAGTTCCGAACGTCTTATCAAATAGCTTAGAGGAACTACGCAACAGCCCAAGTCAATTTATTCGAGAACAGTTACTGCCGATTATCGAAAAGAATAAAGAACTTCTGCAACAATTCATATCCGAGACAGACTATCAAGGAATACTATCGGGCTTCAAAACAGTGCAACCGATTGACCGGGTATTTCAGACTAATTTCGAGGGATTCGATAAAGATGCGATCACGCTTGCAGCAAAAGCGTTAAACGTCGCAATGGGAAACCCTGAAAAAGAAATTGCGTTAGTCGGGGGTTCTGGTGGTGGGTACGTCGTTGAGGAAGCGGTCGCTATCCTACAGCAATTAATCAAGATGTCACCCGCTCTTAGGGAGGTGTTAAAAAATGTCAAATATGGGCTAGGAATAGGCACTCCTAACGCAGGATTAACTTCTGTTGTGGATACGAAAAGTCCACTCAAGTATATTGCCGCAATGGGTAATTATGATAAAGTCGGGATCACGATGTTTGGAAAGTCCCTTGTTCCTGATATAGCCAGCAAAGACCCCGAAAAGAAAAAAAAGGCCGAAGATATTTACGAAACTGCTGATGTTGCTTTACCTTCTCGCATTTTCTTTCCATCAAAACAGCAATTAACCCTTGACAGAATAGGAGAAGATCACAAGATTGGACTATATGTTGCCAACCTTGCCACATCTTCAAAGCAATTTAACAAAAGGCTTAAAGAGTCACTTAAATACTTTTATACTCCAATTGTTAAACGAATTACAGAACTAAAAAAATACAAAGAAAAATTAGAGCAGTCCGTGTCAGGTGTTGATCAGTCAAAGTTGTCGGCTGACGATACCAAAAAATTAGATGAACTACTTGCGTTGATCTCGGAAATCGATCAAGAAATAGCCGATCGGACAGAGTTCTTAAAAGCGATTCCAGTTCTCGGCAATCCAAGCAAAACAGCCGGGGCGGAGCAAAAAGAACTACAAGGGACAATTTCTGCTTATCAAAATACTCTCGCAGAAATTCTTAACGCGACAAATGTTTCCTTTTCATACCTTGACCCGTTATTGTCAAATTTAGAAGAACTTGAGAGGCTTGTCAATTCAGGAACCGATACTATCGATCTTAAGCCAAGCAATTTCGGATCGCTTTTACGGTTTTGGATGGAGACACGGAAAAATATTTTCCGTGTGATGGGGGATAAATTTGAAGCAGAATGGACTAATTTTATTAATGCTATCGACAATCTAGTGGAGGCGGGATACGAGAAACAGTTTAGGGCAAAACCTTATCATCATGTTACAGAGGCAGACAATGCTCTCCCAGACTCAGCAACATATGGGGAGACGTTTTCTCGCAGAGAAGATGCACCTAGCGATATTCGCAAAGACGTAATTCCTCGGTTTGGAGATATTCTTTATAAACTTTCACAAACAACCAATCAAAATGCTTTAGGATTACCGCTAGTTAAGGATCAGTCTCTTCCTGATTTATTAAAGTGGGTCAATAAAATGCCCACGAATACGGAAGCAGATAAAGCGGCCAAAAAAGTTATCGAGGCTCTAATTGAAATACGTCGGAAAGAAGCTAGATTTTATCAAGATTTTTTAAGGCGTGTTTCCGAACTGCAAAAAAGAATTGCGGGGGGAGACACGGGAGCGCAGTCAGAATACATTCAACTCTTAAAAACCAGCCCATTTTCTCGTATTCGCGAAATGATAGACGGGGCTGGCAAATACATTGACGTAAACGCACCGGTTCCGACTTTTATAGGGAAAAACAGGGTAATTAAAGAAATCGCCACAATGGACGAGAGCGTAGAAAATATTACCGACTTTTTCTTCAACCTCTCGAATGCAATACTTGGATTTGAAGCGACGCTAAGAACAAACACGGGATTGATCGAGTCCGCATTAGAAAATGTATCGCAATCATTAGCATCTGCGTCGCAAAACGTTAAATCAATTCAGTACCAGCCATTTGATTTGATTAATGTTAATCAGGCATTACAGAAATCCCAAAAAATACTTCCCGAAAATCTCGACGTACTTAAAGCAGAAAAAATAGGGCAGGGCTTTACGGGAGCCGTGTATCGACTTGGCGATCTAGCGATTAAAACCCCCATCACCGAACTGAATCAAGGAAAGCTCGGAACTCCGAAAGAGTTTCAAGCGCAGTTAGCGATGGCGAAACAGGGACTTGCGCCGCGTCCGATTACCACAAGAAAAGGTGAGTATTTCATTCAGGAATATATTAAAGCAGTTGGTTCTTTAAACGATGTTTTACGAAAAGCCGATTTAAGTACCCAAGAGGATATTAAAGCTTTCACAGATTATATAAAACGGTATGCAGTGCTACTCAAGAATATACACGAAGCGGGTTATGCTCACTTTGATCTAAATACAGAAAATGTCTTAATTACTCCTGAAAATGAACTAAAAGCAATAGATTTTGCTAATGCAACAAAGCTATCAAAAGATGACGCAGAACGTCAATCACAAATAAATAGAGATATTCAATGGGCAAAAGGGCGAAGCACCAGAGGATACGACAAGGAAACCGTCGAGATATTTCAAAAAGCTTTTGATGAGGGATATGCCGACACTTCATTAACGGTTAACGACCCGCGTTTTTTGCGGAGAGGCCGACAAAATCCCCGTATTGACATTGGGTCGGGCGTTGTTAATCCTTCAAGTAGAAGTGGCAGATCTAGTGAAAACTTCCCAAGAACAGAAGTTGCTAAACAGATAGACAAAAAAGAACCTACTGAAAAATCATTAACAGAAAGAATTAATGATGTGTTGTCGAGTAATCCTATAGCTGGTCATAAATTAAAAGATGTAGCTGATAAACAAAAAGATTTAACAAGAAAAGAAAGCTCAATAGAAAAAACTATTCACAGTGCCACAAAAGAAATAATTTCTAGTTTATCCCGAATAGAAAAAGCTATTCTAGCTAAATATGCCAGTCCTTCAATCGATCCGTGGCAAAATAACATACCTGATCTGTGGGCTGAATCTAATGCCGAATTAATGCGGTCTTTTGTAGATGCCATTAACAAGGTATTCTCACAAAAGCTTTTGCCGCCCGCTCCCGACGGTTTTGGCAATAGCGGAACAGATAGAGGGAGCAGTCCACTAGAAAAAGTTTTAGAAGATATATCTATTAAAGCCCAAGCGGGATTAAAAAGTGCTTTAACTACCAGATTGTCAACTCCCGATAGTAGCGGTGAAATACAGCTTTTAACAGGGCAAGAAAACATCTCAGAACTGTTAAATCAGGTATTGATTAGGGAATTCAAGGAAGCGGGGAGGCTACTAGGAAACGCCCTTAAAGATACTTCTCTGGATGTGATCAAATTTGGTCAGGTTGTTTTCACAGTCTTAAAAGCTTTAGAGCGTCCCGTAATGGCTTTACCTGGTGCTGCAATAGGTAAAAAAGCTATTCAGGTAGGGGGAACGGCTGCTATGGGAGCCGCCGCTCTCCACGCTCTCCCGATGGGGCTAGATGCCACGGTTGTCAATACTATGCGAGATATTCTTGCAGGGGCGATGAGTGCTGGCGGTCGGGGAATGGTCCAAGCCGTAGCCACACAAATGACTCAAGCTTTTAGCGGCTTGCCGTTTGGAGTGGGGCAACAGCTAACGGAAGCAGTAGTGCAGCTTGTAACCGAAATAACTAACGGCACTATCAGCGTCCTATCGCAGGGGGGAGCAGTTGCTGGATCGGCGTTAATGGCCGGTGAAGGTGTTAAGAAACTCTTGGGAGCGGCTACCAGTAATGTCCCTAAATTAGTTAGCAAAGAAGAACAGCAAAAAATTGAGGGTAAAACCCAGAAAGCATTAAAAGCGGCAAAGAATAAAGCTGATTCTCTGATTACCACTGAAATAACTCCATATTTCGATGAGAGAGTCTTTCCAGCAAGTAACCCTATTCCAGCTAACATCAAGGCAATTAACCCAGAATATTACACGGTAAAACAATTACGAGGGTTGGCCAGAAATCAGGGAATTGACGTACCAGCATCAGGAGCAGGAGCCAGAAAAGAGGAAATATGGAAATCATTAACTGAAAAATTTAACCCTGACCAACTAACTCGACTTTTACTAACAACAAAAGCAAGTGATAGAACAAAATTAGGAAAAAAAGAACTTAGTGGATTCCAGATTGCATCTACAGAAATTCCTGCTGATTTTACTAAGAGAATTGGCATTGGCATAAAAAACATTGGTCAAGAAATTAATACTACTAAAGATATCCAATCTTTAGAACGTCTTTATTTTCAATTAGAAAAAGTTAAAAAGGGAATTACAGCGTTAAGAGCTAATCCTGAATTTAACACAACAAGTATTAATAAATCATTAAGTGGCTTTTTACAGTCAGTTGATATTTTACAGACACAAATTCTTGCTAAAGGTGGTTTGGAGTCAGGGAAAAATCTCAGCAAAGGTTTAGAAAAAGGATTAAAGGATACTAGCGCAAGCGACATCGCCTACCAGAACGCTCTTAAAATAGTTGATGCAACAAATAAAGGATTGGGGAATGCTTCGCCATCTAAAAAAGCGATGAAAGCAATGCGGTTTTTTTATGAAGGATTAGCGTTAGGGGCGCGCCATATTCGCTTCGGATTAGGGCTAGAGACTCAATTCGATAAAGAAGTAAGCGATTTTACTTTCTTTGTCGGAACGAGGTCAAAAAAAGCCCGAAAAGCGATCCTTCAAGCTGTTAAAGAAATGGGACTAGACCGAGGGGAACGCCTAGCGGCTATCAACGAGATTCAAGGCTCGATGAACACGGGGATTTTCGCTTCTCCTCGCGCTTTTCAAGTGATGAAGCGAGCTACCGTCATCGCTCGTCCAGAAACAACACGAGAAGAAATTCTTGACGACTGGAATAAAAAACGAGACAACATTTTCAACGCTCTCGATAGTATTGAAAAAGCGGGCGTTTCTAGCGGCTTTACAAACGGTATCGTGAGCGGACTAAAAGCTGTTATTGCCCAAGCGGACGGATTTATTAATTTCCTCTCGGTTGGTGGCAAAGCACTCAGAACTCTCGACCAAGAACTTAATGCCGCTACAGGAGGTATGATTAATCTTCGTAAAGGTGCTATAGCGGCAATTGGGGGATTTGCTCTTTTCAAAGGAGCAGAATTTTTATTACGACCTCTATTTTTTGCTATTTACGATATTCCTTTTAGGATTCAACAAGCTGTTACTGATTCTTTACTTGCTTTTACTGAGTTACAAAGAATTAAATTAAATTTAAATCTTGCTGGTGTAGGCAATGTAGAACAATCTCTTGACGCTTTAGTGGCAAGGGCTGACAAATTAGGAATATCCTTTAAAGAATCCGCTATTGCTTATAGCAGATTCAAATTACTTACTACTGATTCTCCACTACAAGCGCAGGCAGATAATATTTTTGAAGGATTCCAAGAGGCATTATCGGCGCGACAAACCAATGCCCAACAACAAGCTGAATCTTTTAGAGCTATCGGGCAAATAGCCTCTAAAGCTGTTGTTTCCGTTGAAGAATTCACACAGCAATTGAGCGAGTCGGGAGGGTTAAACGACTCTTTAAACGTAGCCGCCCGATCAATGGGGTTAACTACCGCCCAATTTTATCAACAAGCATCAGCAGGCAATCTTTTGGTACAAGATGTTTTGCCTCGGTTAGCGGCTGAATATAAACGGATGAGTGCTGGAGGCCTTTCTCTTTCTACTAAAACTTTACAATCGGAAATCTCTCGATTCCAGAACAATACCGAACAGCTTCAAATGCAGTTAGGGGAAAAAATTGGAGTAGTCGCTTACCCTGCTTTACAGGCATTAAATGCCGCCTTGAGTACCTTAAATAACAATCTAGGGACTGTGGCATCAGTGGGAGCCGCTGGGTTACTGTCAGTCATGGGATTCTTAGGAAAATCAGTCATGCAATTTGCGGCAGCGGGTCGGCTAGGAGCCGTTGCCAGTGCTGCCATGAGTGCATCCTTACAAACTGCCGGAGTGGCATCTCTATCTACAGCTACAGCCATGGGTAGATTAAAAGTATCTATAAACCTTGCTACTTTAGCAGGAATAGGATTAATTAAAGCATTGGCTATCCCTACTGCGGTGATAACTGGTATTCAATTTGTTTATAACGCATTAAATGCTGGCAGCGAAGAACTAAAACAAGCTGTAAGAACCCTAGAAGAGTCTAAAAAAGCTCTTGATGTTTGGCAAAACAAAACCGATAACAGTAATCGCAAAGGACTAACAAGCTTTTTGCCTGACATGGAATTGTCTGGAGGAGAAAAGTTTTTTAATGTTATAACATTCGGGATTGTTTATAATTCTAAATGGCTTATGTCACTATTAGAATTACGACAAGGACTAGAAAACATTGATAAATCTCTGGCTACTGGAGTTGGGAATCTTAAAGAATATCAAAAAACTTTATCTAATTTTTCAGGTAGCAAGCAATTTTCATCTGAATTACAAGAAATCAGAAATAATTTAGCTTTAGTCAGAGCAGAAAGAACAATTGCAAGCGCAAAAGGAAACGACCGATCTGTAGCTGAATTTAACCGGCGAGAGCAGGATTTAATGAAGCAAGAACAGGAGCTAATTAATAAACAGTTAGGCCCCGTTGGGTCAAGAATTACTGCCGACCTTCAACAATATGAGATGGCGTTAGCATCGTTAGAGCAAAGCCTTAAGAATAGAGATATAACTGACATTGCTTACGAGCAACGTAAAAAAGACCTCGTGACTATAATTGGTCAACTAAAAAAAGCGGAACAAGATTATCTACAAGTCTTGAAAGATCAAGAAAAAGAATATAGAAAATTACAAGTTGCCTTTGATCTTGCTATAAGAACAAGAGCTAATGCCAATTTTGCTAATGAAGGAAATAGTTTAAGTCGTTCAATTGGATTAAATCAACAATTTGCATCAGGGAAAATTAATGAATTTCAGTTTAATGTTAAAGTTCGAGAAGAAAGCTTACAGACTGCTAAAGAGCGTATTGCCACTTTAGGCAATTCAGCTAACTCTATCTCTAATATTTTAAACGAAAGGCTATCTAAATCTGCCAATAGAGTTTTAAGCACTTACTTTAAAGAAGATCTAAAACAGCTAAATGTAGCGAGCTTTGGTGAAGCAATTACTGAAAATTTACTCTCTCCTGATGCTATTCAGCAAATAATGGATCAGTATGAATCTGACCTAAAAGATAACGCTGCTTTAAGAGCTATTTTAAATCAGGCTAAAGAATACGCAACTGCTCGACGAGATATTTTAAACACTGAGAAAGAAATTCAGCAAATTAGTCGAGAGATTATTGTCGAAAGAAAGAAAAGACAAATACAAGAAAAACAGGCTAGTAGAGAAATCGTTAAAGCAGAACAACTTACTAATCTAGCCAATAAAACCTCCTCCAGTCAAAATATTGGCTACGGACTAGAGCAAACCAAAATAAACTTGGCAGCTCTTTATAATCAATTAGCCTTAGAGCAAGAAAAATTAGTATTAAACGTAGATGATCCGTTAACGGTCAAAACAGCTATTGCAAATATCACACAGCAAATAGCTGAAACCGAACTATCTTTAAGAGATCAGCAAGAGCAAATACAATACTATTACCGCAACCTTGGCCGTCAGATAATCGACTTTAATCGTCAAATTGAAGATTATAGAAGACAGATTGAAGATGCTCAACTGTCAGCTTTTAGAGGAAATCGTTCTCTATCTGAAAGTTACACTGATTTAGTCAGGGAACTCGATAAGAACCTCTTAAATGCCCAAAATCAGCTACTGGATACGACCGATAGAATCAGGGTACAGCAAGTTAAAAACCGTTTATTAATACCCGGTACAAGCGACGCTGGTAAAGAATTAGGTGACATTTTCCTAGAATTTGTCCAGGGACAAGCTGACCTTGCCAGTCGCGGTCGCACCTTCCAATCCCGAACCGAGGAGATAGAAACTTCCTATATCTCTACTCTAAGAAATATTCGTAACTTACAAGAGCAACAGCAAGACGCTGAAAGAAGCCGACTAAGAACGATTGAGGATATTAAACGGACTCAAGAAAACCTTAATCGCACTCTAGCTGATTTAATCCGACAAACCAATAAAGAATTAGGCTTTATTCCCCAATCAATCAAGGATATTGTCACAAATCTTAATACACTTCCAGAACCAATTAAATTAATCAATTCTGAGTTAGTGGCTATTCCCCCAAATATTAAGACTTCTGGAGAAGACTTAGTAAAAAGTATAGAGGAAACTGCTGAGGCAATTAGAAAAGCTAAGGAAGGTTTGATACTACCAGCACCTAGTAATTTCACCCCTGCTCCTGTGTGGAATGGGGGAGGGTTTTTACCGCCGCCACCATCGTTAAAAGGCCGCAATAATTTTCGACAAACTTTTAATGGCTCGGAATTTAAAAATATCCCGCGCAATATCTTTGTTTATCCTGTTCCAAACGGGCAAATCACAGGCGATCAGGGCGATCAACATCGCGGAGTTGATGTTTTTGCGCCCGTAGGAACGCCGGTTTTAAATATTCGATCAGGAAAGATTGTTAGTGCTGGACCAGGCGGAACAATTAATAAAGAAGATTCTAATCCAAGTTTACCTGGATATCAAAATCAACATTCGATCAAAATCCAATTTGATATTCCAATTGTCGTAGATGGCAAAACTTTGACACACGCTTACTATACTCATTTAACTGATCTTGCACAAAATTTTCAGGTAGGGCAACAAGTAAAAGAAGGAGTAGTTTTAGGCGGCGTAGGCATGGCTGGAGGTGCTCCTCATCTCCACTTAGGACTTTCAGAAACTGCAAATTTTCGAGGGCGATCAGCTTTATCAAATCGCGACACCTTACGAGTGTTTGATGCGATTGCAAGTCAACAAAAAAATACTGTAAGTTCAGGATTTCCTAAAGTTCCCTTTGCTTCTTTGATTGAAGGTGCGGCCAGACAAGTTAGCGTTGATCCGCTTCTTTTTGCCGCTTTAATTAAAAAAGAATCAAGTTTCCATCACATGGATCCCAATCATCCTACTCAGATCCATAAGAGTTCGGCGGGTGCAATGGGACTTAGCCAATTAATGCCTGACACTGCCAAAGAGTTAGGAGTAAATCCCCTTAATCTTACCGAAAATCTAATTGGCGGTGCAACTTATCTTGCTAGAATGCTTGAGCGATTTAACGGCAATATTGAGTTAGCTATATCAGCCTACAAAGCGGGACCAGGAAATGTTAGAAATGGTCAATTAGCCAAGGGTACTGTTGAAGATGTCAAGATAGTAATGCAATATTACCGCGAATTTCTTCGACAATTCAGAAGAAATCAAGGTGGACCAGAATTTAGTAGTCCTCCACCTATAGCCCAATTACCGACTCTACCTAATCAAAATCAAGATAACTTCTGGGATGCCGATTTACCACCGGTTCCTAAAGACAATCCGATTAACTTCCAGAGTCCTAATTTACCTCCCGTTCCCAATCTTCCTACGGGTAATCTTGGCGTATCGGCTGATCAAATTCGCAACGCTGAAACAGCTAACCAAAACGCTGAGGAGTTTTCAAGACGACTAGAAGAGCAACAAAATCTAAACAAAGCTCTTGACAGATCGATGAAATTTAGACGGCAGCAAGAGGAAGATGCCCGTGCATTAGAACGTACTTTAAGAGATGCTTCCGAGAATGTCGCTGATTTGACTATCAACTCTAAAGGGTATCTGACAGTACAAGAAGAAATTAATAAGAGTGCTACAGAAGTCTCTCGTCAATATCGCTCTCAAGTTGAATCACTAGAAGACCAGCGACGGACTTTACTTTTAAATGCTGACGGATGGCAAAAATACAGCGACGCAATAAAAGAAATCTTAGGAGAATTTCAAAGAAAAGGTATAGCTCTCTCCCCTGAATTTATCAAAGAAATGACAGATAGTATTGATGCTTTAGCTAACCGCGCTGAATTAGCTAAAGAACAGGTAGCAATTCTTGATCAAGCAATTGAACAATTAGGCAGAAATCAGGGAGTAGCTTCCTTAGAAGCATCATTTAGAAAAACCAGAGATACAGTCAGGAGTATTCGTGATCGGTTAAATGATTTAACTGTTCAAAGAATGAAATTAGAGAATCAATCCCGACCGACTTTATTTGATGATTCTGCTATCCTTGCCGAACGTATTAGCCTACAAAAAGAAAAAGAGGAACTAGAAGATTATTTAGAGCCTTACAAAGACTTACCACAATACGCTGATTTTGTAGCTAATATCCGATCAGAATGGGAAAAACTTGCAGAATTAAGATTAGAGCGAGTAGCATTAGATGCCTCTCCAAATCGTGGCGCAGCTGAAAGCTTTTTCTCTGATATTAGAGAAGGAAAAGGAATAGGATCGGCTTTTAGTAGTCTTGGCTTAAATATTGCAACTAAATTTGTCGAAGGTATCACTA